GGGGTGTTGGGTGTACCCACTTTCACTTAACCGCTACCTAGATGTGACTTCTAACTGATATTATTACACTCTATGGTTATATATGTATCTATCCGCGTAGCTAGATTTATTGTGTTTATGAAGTATCATTTACACATTTTGTACGCACCCCTTAAATATATGATCCCCTACATAAACAATTGACTAAACATGAGTAAGTTTAGATGTACGCGGGTTGAGTATCTAGATCACTTACTAGAATATCTCAGCCCTAATGAATTACTGGATAATGTTTTCCAGTCGCTAAGTATCGACCAATGCGCCGAAATCGTGGAGTCCTTATGTAGTGATTGGGGGATAACTTATCCTGATGAGGTAACAGAAAAAGGTAAATTCCATAGGAGTTTATATGTATGACTGTTATAGAAAAAAAGGAGATTGAGGTAATAGAAGAATCCAGTAAGCACCGGATCACGGTTGTTGAGATCGATCATCCTAACTTTGGCGAATACGGGGTGAAAATGTATAAACTATACATCAAGGCTTGTGATAAATGGTTTAGCTTTAGACGTGCAACATACGCGGATTATGGTTTAAGGGAGCTTCAGAAACTAGCGGAAAACTATAATCTAGATGAGTATTTCTTTTGCGTCCATGGCGTAGGCGCGCCGCTTAAAGAGTTTGACTATGATCCTTATCCAGATAACCCAGAAACATCCGCTTTACCGCTTGAATCGTTTACATGGCTTGAAAACTGTGGCGAGTATTGGAGCTTCGGGGGTAATCATCGGAGTTTTAGCGGTGCCTTTGTTTATAAGATATTTAGTAAAAATCTTGCTAGTTGGGTTTATGAAATATTGTGTTGTGATGGTGTTAGAGCATCAACCCCGAAGGGAAAACGGGACCCTATCATAGAGTTAGGTGAAATCACGAGATGAACCAATACAGGTTTACAGTGACAATACAGCACCCCCACGACCTAGGGGAAAAAACACACCGTGACACGGTAAGAGACTTTATCGCGGTGTTATTATCTCATCTTTCACTCGTGGAAGCCTTCGATATAGTGGAGGTGAAAGAGTAAATGAATAAAAAAGAGAAAATAAAGGGAAAATGTCTTTACTGTGGTTTAGAGTTTACAGAGGATGACTATAAACACGCAGAACTAGGAGACATAAACCCGGAAACAGGAGAAATAAGCCCTATCGGTGATTATGACTTTGTTTGTTATAATTGCCAACTTGAATTAATGAACTCTGGAAAATGGCTTGACTTTGTGAAAAACAAGGGTATTATATTCACAGATCCATAAATCCTTTATATCAAATCATTAACATTACATCATGCACCCTTTGATAAATTCTTAGTTCTACAACAGCAAACCTTTTATTTATCTTTGATAGATTCATTATACGATCAAAGATGGAAAAGGAAAACTACTTTGAAATAAAAATCATAGGAAAATCTGAAACATTAACAGAGTCTGAAATAATAGATAAAATATATAATCTATTACAAGATGAGGCGGAGTTTAAGATAGTTTAGTTCCCCCCCCCTTTTTTTTATGCAAACACATGTTTATGATCCGTAAACCTATTATCCACAAACCCCCGTACAACAACCATGACACCAAAAGATAGAGACAAAAAACAACTAGAGCTAAACCTAGAATACCTAAAAAAACACGGCATAACACACACCACCACCAAACAAACATAGCAAAGAAGATAAAAAAAAAGGAGATTAGTAAGAAGCCCACCCGAAGAAATAATATAAACTATTTTCTAGGTGGATACAACCAGCGTCACCCCATTTATCGCTTACACGCGGATCATCCTCATCCAATAGCTTTCTAGCGTATTCCTTCTTATTGTTCTCGTATTCCGCTGGAACAGGAATAAGAATGAATGAATCCTTTTCCGCTATTGTACCAGTATACCCACTGCGGCCATGCCAATACAAAGCGTTTTCCACCGCTCTCTTAAAAGCCTCTTCAGGCGTCTTTCCAGTTGCTTCCGTTTCAAACTCTAAAGCACCCATCTTAGATCACCATATCATACACACCACCCCTATATAACATTAACGATATACAAAACCCAAACAACACAACCAACGCAAACAAACCACAAACCCCAAAACACCCCCCAAAAACACACAAAAACACAAACAACCACAAGGAACACAACACCCCAGAACCACACAGCATATAACCCCCTCCACACGGCAACATACATAGAGAAACAAACAAAGAAGCCATGATAGGAAAAAAGAAGGGGTTACTCTCTAACAAGCGTAACACGGGGGCAACGGGTGCAGAAGTAAACAGCTCTAGACACCCCATTCTTCCCCGTTATCCGGTACCCACGCTTCACAGTGGGGCCGCCGCAGTGTTTACACTTCACATTCTTCACCTTAGGGACTCCTCTTATCCGTGTATATGGTCACGCATACTGTGAATAAGCCAAGCGTCAACACAATGGCGACGTACAGGGTTAAGTAATCCATCATCTTAGAAACGTCTCCTCATTAACTTTTTACCGAGAATTATAAGGCTTACCGCGAACAGACCAAACACCAATACTATGAATGTGTATACTGTGGCTAAGTCAACAGTCATAGAAGCGTCTCCCTGATCATCCTAGTTTCAGTGTAGTTACCGGGGCCCCCGTTCATGAATATACATATATCCTTATGGTGACACCTTTCACCGCTGCATAGATTCACACGGTATCCGCGTAGTATGCACCTGTATCCTTCATCTAGTAGATGTTGTATTTCTTTCTGTGTCTTCATCTTAGATCACTATAACCTATACAGTCACTAGATATAAGCATATCGCCATAGAGAGACTAGAGAGTTTCCGCTAGAACCACGTCTCGGAGCGTCTCCCTACTATACCGCACCCCATCAACATAGTACCTCCCCACAGAGAAACCATACAGCCACCTACAAGCATCCACAAAATCGTAGAAGACCCTACTCTGCTTAGCTGCGCCAAACCTCACCACAGCATGATACACCAACATCTCTATTCACCCATACAGACACACTCACACATATAAGATTATCCCCACACCAAGCCCCAAAGGCACACACAACTAACCACACAAACAGCGAACCGGAATATGGGGTAAGGTTTTTATTGTTTGGTTGTGTTTGTTTGTGTATGGTTGATCGTTATAGGGGGTTTCGTGATGGTTGTGGTAGGTTTGTTGTGGGTAATCCGGGTAGGGTTGTGGGTAGTTATTCTTGGTTGAGTGGTGGGGAGTTTGCTAGGCGGTATCCTTTTTTGTGTGTGGTTGCTCCGGGTGTTTGTCCTATGTGTGGGGGTCGGGTGTTTAGGTTTAAGGTTCGTTTTGATGGTAATAGGGCTTATAGTGTCTGTGCTAGGTGTAATAGCTGTGATCATCGTAGGTGGTATAGGCCCTATAGGGATTCATGGGGTTCTATATAGTTTGTTTGCCCCCGCTATAGTTTTGGTGGTTTCTATTGTTCAGCTATATAAGTGTTTCTGTTTTCACCGTTATTTCGGAGTAGGGTGATAGAGTAGGGGTATTCATATAGAGCAACTTAAAAAATGTCATAGATGTCATAGACCCATGACGTTGATAGATAACAATCCTGTTAGGGGTGAATGGTACTGGGTGTGCAGTAGCTGTGGCGTGGACTATAAATACAGTGAAGGACACGGGGATAGGAAAAACTATGACGTGTACTGGGATAAAGGCATGGAGCATATAGTCTACGTTGAACTTGATAACTACTTCTACAGGAAGTACCCTGAGTATAGGCGGTAAAGGTAAGGTAGTGTAGGGCTTCAAGCCGTCGCCCATTGTTTGGGTGAAGATTAGGGAAGAGCGGCGCATGACACCACAGACAATGGCGTATTTATTGGGGATATTCGTGGCGGCGATGTTTACAGCGATAGCGCCGTATATACGTAAATTCGGTACAGAGTTCAGTGAATGGGATAACGCTTACACGTTAACGTTTCTTGTGAGTTACGTTGTCGCTATGTTAGCTACTTTGATAATATATGATATGAACCCGCTTGACGTGGTTATAGTTGACCGCTTTGACGCGTTCGTGAAGGGCGTGGTTTTAGGTTTCCTGAACCCGGTTGTCACTGAGGTGAGTAAACACATTATGCCCAAGCTGTTTAACGGTGAAACAGGGTGAAGCTGAGTTTAACCGAGTTCACTGTAAAGCTTGTGGTGATATTCTATTTATTGAATACGGCGGTGCATGAATACGGGCACATTATAGCGGCTCGGCTGCTTGGGCACTATGGGGAGATAAGGAGCACGGCGTTGAACCACGCCCATATAACGTATAATGGCTCGGCTCCACTGTGGCACCACTGGGTGATATATGGGGCTGGTGGGGTGAGTGTGTTCCTGTTGTTCATTGTTTTAGTGTGGAAAAACATAGATAACGAGCATAGAACAATATACGTGATGTCCGCTGTAAGCAACCTGATATACGCTTTCTTTGAGGCGTTGTTCCCGTCAACGTTTTGGGAACTAGGATCAATATTAGGGATATTCATTGGTTTAATATACTTCATGTATCTCTTGTTAATAAAACGTGTTGAGGTGACGCTTTGACTAGGCGGTATCGTCCACGTAGCATGGCGTCTAGGCAGCGTAGATATATAAATCATTTGGTGAGCAGAAACTCGTATCATGATGTTGACGCAGGTGAATCAATAAACGTTTTAAACCCTATTGATATAGAGCGTAGCATCATCAAGGAGTTCGGCTCGGTGCGCACAGGTTTTCATCTTCAGTTCGAGAGAGGCGAGGTGACGTCAGACGCACGGGGAGAAGGTAGTTTACAGAGTATACAAAACGACGAGGAATAAAAAATGGATGACGATTTACCGGCTGGCTTTAACTCAAGTGGCTTCACGAAATATGTTGAGAAGAAAGAGTTTATAAAGTTCTGCGACAAGGTTGAAACAACTTTTCACGGCGAGGATGGGCGTAACGGAATAGTGAATGACATACAGGTGCTTAAAACAGAGTGGAACACAGCTAAGAAGCTTCTAGGGTGGCTGGTTGGAGGTAGCTTACTAACATTCATAATGGGTATACTGAACTTATTAAAAATGTATGGTGTGATATAATGCGTAAAAAGGTTCCAAGATACGGCGTAGATGTGCCGATGTACGGAGAGGGAAAAAAGAAGCCATGGGGTACAGGCATAATGAAGGGAACAGAGCTTGAACGAACAAAATATCACTGCATGGATGAAATGAGTGAAAAAGCAAGCCTATACATCCCCTACATAGTGGAACGCGTCATAGAAGGAGCGTCCTACAGCGAAATAGCTAAAGAGCTTGGAATAGACCGTAACACGTTATACAAGTACCGCAAAACCGTTGCTTTCCAAGAGTTCAAGGAAAGAATGATAGATGAGCAACTAGAGGACATAATGGCTGTACGAAGCCAAGGCGACTTAGCCACAGCCATGAGGTACCGTGAAGGATTAATAAAGATAGCGGTTCCACGGAAAAGCGAGTTAAAGGTAGACAACGAGGGCGAAATAGTCCACAGATTCATAATAGTACCGCCGAGCGAGGAGCATATTGAGCACGCGAAAGATAAAGTGGAGGAACATTGACGACGATGAGTTCGTCTTCAAACCCCACCCGAAACAATGGGAGATAATACAAGACACCCACAGGTTCCAGCTAGTAAGCGCAGGCAGACGATTCGGGAAAACCCGTCTCGGCTGGGCTAAGATAATAATGGACGCCATAAACCCTGATACCAGACTATACTGGTGGGTAGCGTCGATAAACAAGGAACTCGCCCCAGCCACAGAGACAGTAAAAGAGATGACCCCCACGGACTTCATATACGATGTCCGTGAAAGAAACAAAGTAATATGGTATCTACAGCTACAAGACGGAACAGAAATATACTTCCACAGCGGAAACACAGAGGACAGCCTAAGAGGACACGGCTTAGATGGACTCGTAATAGATGAAGCCGGAAGCTTCCCCGGTGAAAGATACACAGAGGAGCTAGCGCCGAGCCTAATCGACAGAGACGGCTGGCTACTGGCGATAGGCACGCCGAAAGGCCGTGGCTGGTTCTACCAGATGTGTCTACGTGGACAAGACCCCGTGAACTGGGCTAACTATAAAAGCTGGCAGTTCAGCAGCTACGAGAACACGATAGAACGAGGCGGCTACCTGAAGAAAAGCAGCATAGACGACATCGCGAAAGGCATGGACTACCTCACAAAGAGACAGGAAATATACGCCCACTTCCTTAAAGGAGAAGGACAAGTATTCAGAAACATATACCAATGCCTAAACCCAGACATACAGCTAGGACCCGCAGACCCAGACGAGTTCTACGTAATCGGATGCGACGTAGCGAAAACACAGGACTGGAACGTGCTAACCGCCATGAATCAAAGTGGAAACATACGTGGCTTCGACAGATTCAACAACCTTAACTGGGAAGACATAGAAACCCGTATCTACAACTTCACTAAAGCATACCCCGGCGTACTGGTAACAGACGCAACAGGCATAGGCGCGTCAAGCTACGATCACCTTGTAAGAAGACAGCTTCTAATACGTGACTACAAGTTCACAAACCAGAGTAAATTCAACATGGTGAACATACTTAACATAGCACTCGACCAAGGGCAAATAGGCATACCAGCCACACGACTAGGCGAGGAAATAACCCCCGTACCGCAGCTAAAACCATTAATAGACGAACTTGAAGCCTTCGAATACGATATACTACCCTCAGGGAGAATACGTTACAACGCCCCAACAGGCATCCACGACGACTGCGTGACAAGCCTCGGCTTAGCCACATGGGGAGTATTCAGCGGAAAAATAACAGGGGGACCATCAGCCGAAACAGGTAGGAGACCTAGATAAATGACATACAACCCACCATTCATATGTTGCCCCGGATCAACGTACAAGGGGAAACACTACCCATGCGGTGAAGTGATTCACATTGAACGAATAGGACCAGTCGGCGTTAAAGGCAAACCCGAGAGCGACTTATTCCACTGCGAGGCATGCGGAGCCTATTTTCACTCTGATGGAGAGACTTGGCGAGAGGCACATGGGCATCTTGAATAGAAAACAGTGTAAAAAGAGGAAATACGTCGAGAAAAAACGTTTTTTTGATGGAAAAGTAAGGAAAATGATTAAAAAAAGCGATAAAACAAGCGGTTTCTGGGGGGAAAACGGTGCCTAGATGCCCTAAATGTGGACGGGTTTTACCTTTAGCGTGCCCCACATGTCCCCCTCAACCCTTCCAATGCCTATGCGGAAAACAGGTGATGCTGCAACCAGCACCGATGAATGAACACTTAGAGTTAATGAAGGAAATAGAGGAAAGGAGAAAAAACAGAAATGAGCAGCACAAACAGATTCATTAACGCTATAGAGCGCTTCAGCACAAGAATGCTTGGACCAGCGCCGATGCAGGAGAAGCTGAAGTCAGTGTCGGCTTCAACAGGCAAGGGGTTATATAGCCGTGGCTATGGGCAGCAGCCTAGAAGTATCAGAGGATACTATGACTGGTATAACTCAGACGGCGCCGTGTACGCTGGGATTAACAGTATAACAGAGATGGCGGTTGGTAACGGCTTCGAGACAGCGTTACCGGGGCTTGCCCCGAGTGACATGGAGGATGAGGATAGCCCTGAGAAGAAGCTGGTTGACGAGTTTAACGAGTATATAAACGCTGATGATTTGAACGCGAATATATGTCGTAACGTCTTGATCGCTGGGTATTGTCCGGTTGAGGTGAAGATGAATAAATACCCTAGCAGATGTGAGGTTGGTATTATTCACCCTAAGACAGTTGTCCACATTGAGATAGGTGGAGCAGAGTACCATGGCATCAAGTATATTATCCAGAAGGTTGGGCATAATAAAGCTAAAATCATGGGGCGGAACCTAGCGTGGTTCGACCATAACGCCATCGGTAACGATAAACGTGGGACAAGCATAATTAAACCAGTGGAAACACTACTATCAACGAAGCTTAACACGATAAACCAGATAGAGAAAATCATAGATAAACGCCTAGCACCAATGATAATCTGGAAAAGCACACGCAACATAGAATCATTAAAAGAAGCAGTCACAGGGATAAAACCAGACGAAGACATCTTCCTCGGAAACCTAACACAGGAAGAGCTAAAAGACATCGCCCAACCAATCGACATAGGTGAAAGCGGGAAACTATGGGAATACATAGAGTACATAGATCGCCTCATATATAAGAGTCTATTCACAGGCGACCTTGACTACTGGCGCCAAGCAACACAGGCATCAGCGACTATACTACAGGAACTAGTAGACTACAACGTAAGAGGAATAAGGAGAAGCATAAAAAGGGGAAACGAGGCAGGGTTCTACGCGAGGCTGATGAAGCTAAACGGATACAAAACCGTGCCACGTGTAAACTGGACAACGGAGAACGCGAAGTTCCGAGGAATACAGCTAGAACGATTCCTGCAGACAGGGGTAAACGCTGGATTCGTACAGCTACCGCAATACTACGAGATACTGCAGAGAAGCGGACTCGACCTACACCCACCTGACAAACCAATGCTCCCACCTCAACCAGTAAACCCAATCATAAAGAAAACACCAGACATAGAGAAATAGAAAGGAGAAAAAAGAGTTTGAAGATAGCAGCAGTTATACTCACATTAAACGAGCAAAAACATATAAAAGACTGCATAAAACACCATGGACCACACGTAGACTACGTTATAGTAGTAGACGGCGGAAGCACAGACGGGACGCTTGAAATAGCGAACATATTAGCTGACAGAGTGGAGCAGAGGCCTAAGATAACGGACTTCGGTGAGGAACGGCAATACGCTTGGGGACTCGTGCCTGAGGACACCGAGTGGACGCTGTTCATAGACGCTGATGAACGATTCCACGACCTGCTTCTCCCGAACATAGAGGAGATAATAACAGGCGTCGTGGAACAGTACCCTGAGACGATAGCGTTCAGGTTCCCACGAGCCAATCTACCGAAGTGCAGCGACTACCCTGACTACCAGACACGTTTACTGAAGAACAACGAGAACATAGTATGGGTGAATAAAGTAGACGAGGTGCCGACGCTACTGGATGGGATACCGGGGAAATGTATGACGGTGCTCGATAAACCGATATGGCACTTCATGGAGAAGCGTCCACGCTGGTACCGAGAAGGTAGAGCAGATAACTAAAAAAAGGTGAATAAAATGAGTGACAGAGGAATACCTAGAAGAGACGGATCAGGCAGAGGCGTAAGGGCGAACCGTGGACGAGGCGGATGCACAATAACACGTCTAAATAGTTATAGACTGAATAACCGCAGACCGCGCCGAGGCTGGCGTGAAATAAAACCATAGCGGCGACTATATGAACATTAAAGAACTGGCTGACACAATCGTAACAACCTTCGCGTCACACGGTGTGCCGAAGGGAAACATGTCAGGGACGCAGCCAGATAACAGGGAGAACATTCAACGGACTAACGATATAATAATATGGGCGTTTAAAAACAAGTGATCAAACATGAGTAGACCAGAAAACAGGGAAAACCTACAGAGCCTTCAAGATACAATAGTCTGGGCTGCGTCAGAGTACGGCGTAGCAACTGGGACAGTTACGGAGAACATCGACGTAACGTCGCTCGGTAAGAACCCCACAAACCCACCGGTAGAAGGCTTCATCGACAACGTGTACGTGATGATATTCACCGTCGGAACAGATAAGGTTCATAAAAACCTATTTAAGCCATCAACCTACCAAGGAACAGATGGGCTGAAGTTCTGCTACGTCTGGACTAATGACGGTGGGGTTGATGATGAGGATACAAACGTGAAGGGGCAGATAACATACAAAACAACCACAATAGGTGAATCATTATCTGGAAACACTGGCACGTTAAGCGTTGAGGACACATACACTAGCGCCGCCGGTTACATCGAGCATAAAAGCGGGCAAATGACTATACCGCACGCAGACCTCGTTGACAAGGAATGCATCTTCATCCAGTTCAGCTTCGAGACACCGTCGGGGGCTGCGTTAACCTGTGAGCCGCGGCTCATAGGAATATGTATATCATATGAGGGGAGAACCCTCGCTTAGAGAGGAAAACAGTGATGAGTGAAGAAAACGTTAACTGCCCATACCTAATATATAAGACGAGTAAAAGCTGTGTATCATGCACAGGGTATCGTTGTACTAGCGCTGGGCGAGAGAAGAAAATAGATGAGAAACAGTTAGATACATGCAGAGACATCAACGAGTACGTGCTATGCACACGCTACATAGAGACACTGCCAAAGCAACTAGAAGAAGCTGAGCCTTACGAGGAAGAGCCGGCACCTGAACCAGAAACATCCCCCCAAACACTAGTACCTGCAACGGAAACAATAGAAGAACCTATAACCCCAGCGGTGAAACCAAACACACCATGCGGATGTGGACACCCAGATGTACGCGAAAGCAGTTGCCCATACCAAGGACCACCACCAGAGGGAGCTAGTAGCTGTCTAGGAATATGGTGCTACGCCGCCAACAAGAACATACGGGTGGATAAGAACTGCGTGAACCATGAAATCTGCACAGTGTTCCTGATGAATAAATACAAGGGGGTGCCATACTATAACGCTTAACGAACCAATGCACCCAGACTTCGCCGCGATATACAGGAAATTCATTAAACAATACGGCAAAGAGAAGGGGAAAAAATACTACTACGCGTGGCTGAATAAACACAACCTCGACGACACGAAACCATATAGAAACAGCGACCAATTACAGGAATGCACCACAGGACTCTGCGAATCATTCAGATGGATAGATGAACCGTTAATGCAGTTCTATAAACACGAAGAAGACGCAACACTATGGAAAACAGTCGCCCTAACAGCGAACGTGTCACAGAACAACAACGACTACTCGGCTAACATGGATGAGTTCAGAAACACAGCGTCAAGCCTAAGCTGGCGACCCCTCAACTGGAACCATGACCACAGCCTACAGCTACCGTTCCCAGAGAACCGCACAGAGCTTGCACGATACGAGGATAACGCTGTTGAGACAATCATAAGAATAGATAACAATCAACGTCACTACGAGACAGGTAAACTCGTAAACGACATGATAAAGGATGGAGACATACTTCACGTATCCATAGAGGGTACACCACGTGGAGCAGAGAAAACAGAACACGGGGTAGCACCACGGTACTGGCATTTCACTGGATTAGCATTACTGGAGAAAGACGTAACCCTACCGGGTGATCCGTTAACACGGATTGAGCCATTGTTCCTCAACGAGTCAATGGGGCGAACCCTAGTAGAGTCGCTAATGGAGAATGGGAGGGAAGAAGAAGATATGACAGAGAATAAACAGAAGAAAAAAGACGAGGATACACCAGACCCGTTAGCGAATCTAAGCGAAGAATACACTGGGGTAAACGGTATCGACCAATGCGGTCAATGCAGATACTTCATAGACTTAGAGAACACAACAGTAAAGATAACGGACGTAGGTGAACAAGACTCCTCAGTCATAACCAGAACAAGCGGAGGAATAGGTGCAGGAGTAGGAATCTGTCAAGTAGCAACACAGCTAGAGGGTAAAACCAAATACGTTCGCAAGAACGACGCTGTATGCACAGACGGTAGACCCCGAGACGCGCCAACCGACGCAGATCGAATAAAAGAGGAAAAAACCTTGGAAGAAATAGAGAAAGAAACCATGAAGAATGACTACGAGAAACAGTTGAATGAAAAAGAGATACTTCTATTCGAGGAGACTAAGAAAGCTAACAGTGAACGTGAAGAGAAGCTGAAGGCACTTGGACGAGTATCTGAACAGGCAAACACTCTGAAGAAGAAGGAAGCAGAGATAGCTAACCTAACCGCTGAGAACACTCGGCTTAAAAACGAGAGAGCAGAGCTACGGGTTGAACTCGATAAACTCAGAGAAGAAATCAGCGGATTAAAGGTGAAGATAGACGCCAAAGACGCTGACATAAAACACTATAAAGATAGATACGATTCCTACGAGAGAACACATAGAGAACTCTCAAACGAAGTAATAATGCTGAAAGAACAATTATCAAAAACAATCGCACAGAAAAACGAGGAATCAAACAACAGAGCAGAGGCAAACCAGCGCGCACGAAACGCTGAAGAGGAGAGAGCAAGATACGCGGTTGAAAACGCCGCGTTAACAGAGAAAGTCTCAACGCTACAACGGGAAATCTATGATAGCGCAAAACTCAGGGCGGAGACAAGCAAAGCACAGATGAGGGACTACCAGAAACTACAGGAAGCACTAGAGGATAACAAACGATACATCGAAGAGATACGCGTCCTTAAACAGAGGATAAACAAACGCCCAAGCAAAATAAAGGTAAAAGGATGACAGGAGGAAAATAAACAATGGCAGACCCAACCACAGCAATAGAAGGACTCGTAGCAGAGCTAAGCATCGGCGGAACCCTAATAAGCCTACTGACTGGAATAAGCCTCAGCGGAGACAGATCACAGACCCCATGGAGACCCATGGGCGAATACGACGCAACACAGATACTTAAAGGACGACGCAACTTCGAGGGAACAGCCGAAAAAGCATACGTATGCGGAGACTGGCTTGACCTATTCCTAAATAACTGCACAGACTACGCGGCTACAATCTACCCACGTGGACAAACCATATGCCCCGGAACAATAGCGGCATGCGGAACCATAGCGGGAAGCATCGCCATAAAGAGTTGGCGGCTAAGCGGAATGGAAAAGGAGTCAGAGGCAGCGGTTTTAGCGGAAATCACCTTCGACGTCTACTCTGTAACCACACCCTAAGCGTAGCATAACTTACACCTATACGTGAAACCTAACCCACGTTTTTTCATACTCCAAAAGAGACCGCAAAGTATGGCTGCGGTATACAAATTATGGCATATAGACAGACTAGAAACGGGAAACGTTGTCTATAAACTCAGCCCACCTCCAAAAAGGAGGAAAATAAACTATGAGCGAAACAATCGTAGAACTAGACCTAAGCGACTTCAAGAAAGAGATGCGTGACAACATGGCGGAGCATTTCCGAAGCCTAGAAGAAAAACTAGTGCCAAGGGAAACACTTGACAGCATAAACGAGGCTATAAACCAGCCTAAACCACAGCCATTCGACTACACGATAGGAGTAGACAAACTACTTCACACCGTGCACAGAAAAATCGGCATAGATGACTACAAGTACAGACTCGACGGCAAAGACGTCGAAGACATAGCCATCACGTCAATGAATGAAGCGTTAAAGGAAACAGAGTACTCGTTAACAGAGGCAATCGGATCACTAAACCCAGACTGCTGCATCCCAGAGATATGGGCAGACAAAGTTGAAAGAGACCACGTCTACCCCGGAAGCGTGTTCCTCGGAGCATGGTTCATGAACTGGTATGACGACATACAGGGAAGACCCGGAGACAAAGTGCATATATGCAGGGTAGGACCAGCAGTATGCACAGACCTCGCATGTGAAGAACCTACAACCGCAGCGGCTACATTAGAGTGTCCATACATCACCCTTGAGCATGACACATGTGCATATTATATATGCCGTGAGGACATCGAGGACGTGCAGTATGGACTAGTAGACGCGTTGAACGAGGGACTCGGAGCATGCCTAGCGGTATGCGTTGACAACTACTTCTTTAACGTAGCTCTCAGCTGCACTAACGGCGGAACACTGTCAAGCGCAGGCGCCATGACTGGAAGCCTCATCCTAGAGGCTATGGGCTCGATGATGGCTGGTACATACACCCCGGCTAAAATCATCATGCACCCAGTAGTCTGGACGTCGCTAATGCAGGACACGAACTTCACCTATGCTAACCGTTTCGGCGCACGAGACGTTATCAGCGGCGGAAGACTTGAACAAGCATACGGACTAGAGATCAGCGTAACCCCGAAGGGGACTCTGCACGTCGGTGGCGGAACCTACAGGACTCTCCTACTAGCTAAGGGAGCCTTGGCGGGAGCCATTAAACACGGCGTAACCATTGAGACAGAGTACAGCCCACGCCTACAGAAGCGCTGGGTTATAGCGGACATCCGCTACGGCGGAGTATGCCTGCACCCTGACGGCATCTACTGGATACAAAGCGTAGAGGCTTAAACGCCTAACGCGTAGTCCCCGTAGAGTATTAGCACCCCATTTTTTTAACCAGTTAAACCCATAGAAGCCTATGGTGAATAGATACGTTTATATACATCTATTCTATATATCATTATTAACATCAACACGTCTAGCGTGGAGAATATAGGATTTGAGTAAAGTAAAGCGAAGCAGTGATAAAACCTTCACTGGAAGCATGCCATCATCAACATACGGTGAAGGCTATTTTCTGAGAGGCGAAGGATCAAGCTACGGGAAAACAGATAACGGAGTCGAATCAGAGGCAACCGCATACATAGAGGAAGTGTATCTTCCCCGAGACAGAAAAGTGGTTGACGTTTTTCTATCAGTAATACCCAACGTGAAAAAGGCGATTGTTCTAGGATGCGCCCGTGGATACATGGTGCAAGCCTTCCATGAAAAAGGGGTACAAGCAGTCGGAGTAGACATCAGTGAATGGGCTATCACACACGGCGCTGAGAAAGTGAAAGACAGCCTATACTGTGGAGACGTATGCGACCTAAGCATGTGGGGTGACAAAGAGTTCGACCTAGTAGTAGCACTAGACGTGCTCGAACATATACGAGTCCCAGACCTATACACAGCTATAAGTGAAGCTGTGCGGGTTGGGAGAAACATAGTCCTCGATGTGCCGATACGCCCAGATGACAGTGAACCAGATCAGAGCCACGGCGTAGATAAGACACATGTAAGCATATACAGTAAAGAGTGGTGGATAAACGAGTTCCTGATAAGAGGCGTGGAGCCAGTAAACATACAGGAATACCTATACCCCAAGATAAGAGAAGACAGCCCATGGGAGGATAAACACGACCACGCAGTCACAATATACTTCAAAACACCCAAACCGCCGCCAACCGTAGAGAACACAGTAGAGTACCCAGTGAAACCAGACAGCAAAGACTTCAAAATACTCTGGTGGAGCAACGCACACTGGTCTTCGACGGGCTATGGCCTTGGAACGAAGCACGTGGTATACAAGCTTCACGAGTACTACGACATCGCGTGTCTAGCGAGCTACGGTCTTGAAGGGGCTGCGCTTAGCTTCAACGGGATGAAGGTGTTCCCTAAGAAATTCGACCCGTATGGAATAGACGCAGCGGAGATGATCTGCCGTAACTGGAAACCTGATATACTTATCACGTTATTCGATATATGGATAGGAAGCAGCGGTTTATATAAGGGGCAACGTGACTGGTTCACGAAAATACATCCATATTGGTGTCCTTACTTCCCGGTGGATCATGATCCGATACCTATTCCTACGCTGGAGCAAGCCCGTCTAGCGTATCACTGTATATCAATGAGCATGTTCGGCAGAAACCAGTTAAGGCGACAGGGCATAGAATCAACATACATACCGCATGGAGTAGACACTAAGACGGGTAAGCACACCGATAACGGGGAAAGAAGGGAAACCATGGGATGACAACATATTCCTAATAGGGAAAAACGCCGCCAACAAGGACACGAAGCGGAAAAACTATGACAGAGACTTAAAAGCCATAAGCCTATTCCTGCAACAGAACCCTGACGCGAAGAAAGACACGCGAATATACTTCCACACAAACCCAGATTTCCCTAACGCCTTCCCGTTAAGAGACATGGCGCAGATGACTGGTTTAGGGGAATATATACGCGTCACCCACCCGTTCCAAATGTACTGTGGTATGAGTGAGGGAAACATGGCGAAGATGTATAATGCGTTCGACGTTTACCTAGGGACAGCGCGGAACGAGGGATTCGGAATCCCGTTAATAGAAGCACAAGCATGCGGGGTGCCAACTATCCCCGATAACAACGGATACAACCATGCTTCTCAGCGAACAGGCTATACCTAACGAGTGGGAGATAGCGGAGTACCTAGAGAAAGCGTATAACAGTGACCCAGCTGAGCTTAAGAGGATAGGGGATAAGGCGCGGAGGTTTACGTTAAACTATGACTGGGAGAAAGTCGTGCAGCCACTGTGGGTGAATCTGATAGAGAGACTAAGAGAGGATATGCACCCAAAGAGCGTGGAGGAGAGGAGGATAAATCTATGACAAAATCAAAGGTAGCGTTATGCATGCCTGTTAAGAACGGTGAACCTTGGCTGCCTAAAAACCTTGAAATAATAGAAAGCTTCGGCAAAGAGATAAACAGGGTTATCATAAGCTACGGACACAGCGTGGACGACACGTTAAACATATTGATTAAGTGGATAAAACAGTCAAAACATAGAGTAGAGCTAATACGTGAACCTAAACCAAAAAACACGGTGAACAGCAGCGCAGAGATAGCGTTCCTATACCACGATTTCCAGCAACTCGTAAAAACAGGTGACGACACACATGCCTTACTATGGGACAGCGACATAGTTGATGCACCTAAGAACCTCGTTAAGAAGCTTCTTAAACACGATAAACCAATAATAGCACCATATGTATACATTAAATACCATGAGCCGGGGAAACGGTTCTATGACACAATGGTGTATAGATACAAAGGGTACAGGTATCATGCCTTCGACCCACCTATGCATGGGCATAAACTAGCGCAGATAGATAGCGTGGGATGCGTGTTCCTAGTTAAACGAGAGCCTTTCACAGAGCACCCGTATCGTGATCCTTACCCACATCTACTGTTCTGTAACGATTGCCGTGAAAGCGGGTACGGAGTATGGGTTGATCCGAATATAGAAATCTATCACGTGGACTTGGAGAGAATCGGTGGAGGAAACAACCCGATTGAGACAAACCCGAATAGCAGATTCTATAACCCCACATATAAACCACCCCCACTGATAACTGACTCAGGTGAAATAGTTGAGAACAACGACTTCGCCTTAGAGTTTATTCAAAAATACGTGATGTGAGATGAACCCAGTAATCGTGTTAGGGGCTGGGGTGAAGACACAACACCTATGCGACTTATTTAACCTATGGAGTAGCATAATACAACTATACGAAGAACCCTATACCAGATCAGAGACAAAACGAGGCAAACCAGTAAAAGACACCATAATCGTAATAGATCAACCGTTAACCGTATACTCCGCCGTAGGAGACACACGTGACAAAAGAACACTGATAAAACGCTTCACAGAAGACGCAACTAGACATAACGTCCAATACACATGGGGAACACTAACACATCAAACAACAGTGATAACAAACCCACAACACATAGGCGTAGACTTCATAATAAGAGAACAAAGCAGCATAGGATCACAGTGCAACATAGGAAACCACGTAAGCATCGGACCACTCGCTAACGTTAGCCACAACACAGTTATAGGCGACTACTCAACGATATGTGGGCAAGCAGCAATAAGCGGGGGGGTTACACTCGGTGAAGGCGTGTTCATCGGGCAAGGGGCATCCGTTAAACCCAAAGTTAAGATAGGGGACGGCGCTGTTGTCGGAACAGGCGCGGTTGTGACACGGGATGTCCCACCGAACATGGTTGTAGCGGGAAACCCTGCACGCAGTAACATAAAGTTCAGGAAGCTCCCGCATTGGTAGAGCCACTGGTTCTCATAGGATTCGTCGCGCGTGACGCCGAGAATACGCTCCCACGTTTCCTAGAGCAGATAGATAATCTTGACTACCCTAAAGATAGGCTGAGATACGCGTGCGTAGAGGGTGGAAGCAAAGATAACACACGCGGAATCATACTTGACTGGATGAAGCCTAAGAAGAACACGTTCTTCATACAACATGACATGGATGACGCTAAGTTCCGCCACAGGGAACGCATGTTCTACAGCAGCAACCTATGGAGACACTACGTGAAGACACATTTCAAAGGAGTAGAACCAGTAGACTATGTGTTCCAATGCGACGCAGACGTTGTGAAGATACCACAGGAAACACTGAAAACACTCATAGACTTAGACGTAGACATAGTTGCGCCATACATATACATAGACCCAGAGAACAACTATAAAAACCCGTACAGAAACACACACACGTTCTACGACGTATGGGGATACAGACACCTATACGGACCACACCCCGGGCTTCAGTTTAACCCGAATATACATATGTATTATAAACGCCGTATGCTTAACGATGACACGATAAAAGCGGATAAAGAGAAACACCTATTACCGATGATATGCGTTGGGGCTAACCCTGTTCTCGCGAAGCGTGAAGTATATGAAAAAGTATGGTACACGGGGGATAAGGCTACGCCGGGTTGGTGTATGGCGGCGCGTGAACAAGGCTTCAAGGTTTGGGCGTACCCTGAGCTTGAATGCCTTCATGATTGGAGAGTGCTAATAGAAAGATGAGTAAACATATTTACAGACTTATAGCGTATAAGGATGGACGTAAAGTAACGTTAGCGGAGTACCGTGGAGACGACACAGGTTTACATGGATTCAAGATAGAGCGAGTGGAGAAAAAGAGTGAAACACGGGAAACGCCGATGTAAACACGACGGAGAAGAAGTGCCGGTGATGTTATCAGCTAACGTGAACCGAAACGTGGGGCTAATATGCTTCTGCGTAAAAGGAGAAGGCAGATGCCCGAAGAACGGCGGACATAGATGCCTATTCCAGTTAACAGAAGAACAGTGAAGATAGATTGGAGAAAACGTAGATGAGGAAAACACTCATAAGAATACTCGGAGGATACACCGAACCCGGAAAAATCACGGTAAAACCAACCGAGATGACGAGCAGCACAGTAAACAGAAACTTCACCAACATAGAGTTAGAGCTAAAAGCCGGAAACCTAAACGTGAAAGTATCCGCATGGGACGACGCACAGGCGATGAAAATGTTCAACGCAGTTATGGAGAAGGTTAACATTATCCCAGAAGAGGATAACCCACTGGTGGGTTAGATGAATATACCGTGGGCAGCCCCAGACTTCGGGGAACAGGAGAAGAAGGCAGCTAAACGCGTAGTAGACAGCGGGTGGATGACGATGGGTGAAGAAACCCAGCGCTTGGAGACTGAGTTAGCGGCGGTTACAGGGAAGAAGCATAACATAGTGTTCAACAGCGGAACAAACGCTATACTAGCATCCCTTCTCGCAATAGGGGCATATCATGAAGGATACACGGTGCGTATACCAAGCTACACGTTTAAGGCGACTGAAAACGCTGTGTACGCGTCAGGGCTACGCCGCGTAAAATACGGTGACGTAAACCCGTCAACTGTTTTAATGAAACCTAAAGACAGTGGTAAAAGATATGAGATACAGATACCAGTACACTACGCTGGGTTACCTATTAACCAACAAGTCTGGGGAGAAACACGTCTCGTGGTGGAGGACGCGGCGGAGTCTTTTGGCGCAACTACTCGCTATACTGGTGATGTTAGCGGCGATAGGATTCTGTGCTATAGTTTCCATGCTGCTAAAGTAGTCACAATGATAGAGGGAGGATGCGCCTCAACAGATAACCCAGAGTACGCGTATAAACTGAGGGCGGTGCGTTGCCACGGGGAAAACCCAGATGAGAAAGGAGCATTCATCACCCGTGGGTTAAACATGAAACCTCTTGACATATGCAGCGCGGTTGGGAGAGTTCAGTTAAAGAAGCTTAAAACCTATCTAAGTAACCGTGAACGTATCGCGAAGCTATACCGCGAGGAGCTTGACGGCGTAGTAGGGTTTCAGCTTATCCCAGACTATGTGAAGCAACACGCCAACATGATGTTCCCCATATTCGTTAAGAACCCAGTGAAGCTGGCTACGTGTTTGATGCGGAAAGGAGTAGGCTATCGTCTAGGATGGAAGCCGTTGAAACATATGCTTGGAGCGGACTTCGTGTACCGACACGTCATATGCATCCCGATGTATAACACGTTAACACCTGATGAAGCATTATACGTGACGGAGGTAGTTAAAGAATATCTAACCTAGTTATGATGAAAGTTAGGAGAACCTAAAAATGGAGAAAGTTTTATTAACGGGAAGCGACGGCTTCATAGCGAGCCACGTATCAGATGAGTTAAAACGTAGAGGATACACAGTAATACCTTTCGATAACTACAGCAACATAGAACAAGATATAAGAAACCCTAGAATGGTGGAAGCATACATGGAAAACGCTGACTACTGCCTGCACATGGCCGCATGCCCATACATCCCATTCGGTTACAGTCACCCAAACGAGTTCTTCGAGACAAACGCCAACGGAACACAGAACGTACTGAACGCCGCGAAGAAAACAGGGACACGAGTAATATACACTTCAACAAGCGAAGTCTACGGCACAGCCGAAGACCCAAACCTACCTATGAGTGAAACCCATAGAATAAACCCACACAGCACATACGCAGTCGCCAAATACGCGGGAGACGGATTATGCAGAACATACCACCATGAACACAGAGTAGACGTAACAGTCGTACGAATGTTCAACAACTTTGGGCCAAAAGAGACTTGGCGATACGTTATCCCCGAGATAATTGAGCAGCTAAGCAGGGGCCCTGTGTTAAGCCTCGGTAACGTGTACTCTGAGCGTGATTTCACCTACGTGGTTGATGGGGCTCGTGCCTTAGTTGATGTGATGGAGTGCAGTGAGTTAGACGGCGAAGTCGTGAACTGCGGCACAGGTGAAACGTGGAGCATATTAACTATAGCTGAGATGCTTGGCGAGATAATGCGCCCCGGTGAGGATGTTAAGATTAAAATAGATGAAAAAAGGTTGAGGCCGTTTGACGTGGATAGGCTCATATGTGACGCGTCTAAGCTGCGTCAATACACTGGGTGGGAGCCTAAAGTCTGCTTCAGGGATGGTTTGGAGAGGACTGTGGAGTGGTTTAAAGGTAATGGCGGGAAATGGGATTTCAGAGAGATGAATAAGATGAATGAAAATAGAGGTGGTTACAAGTGACGCTGTACTGTGGAACCTTTGACGTGATAATGTTCAGCCAGATTAACTATAAGCAAGTGCATTTTGACTCAGACGCTGATTACCGTGGATGGATTCAGGGAACACTTATACCTAAAGCACAGGATATGGTTGACAACTATGTTGGACACAACTTCTACGAGAACCGTGGCACGATAAGACTGGATGGCTCAGGGAAAGAAGTGGAACACATCAGCCCACATGGCTTAACAGTGTTCAGCAACCAAAGGGTAACAGACACAACAGGAACCCCACGCCCAAGCATGCTACTCCCCCTACCGTTAATAGCGGTAACAGGTGTAACGATAGACGACGTAGCGCAGACAGCGACAGATTTCCAAGTCTACGAAACCTACGTAGCGTACCATAACAACACCTTCAACTCTGGGAGACAGAACGTTGACATCATAGGAACATGGGGATACGGAACATACCCGCATGACATACAATACGTCACCGCCCAGCTATGCAGTAACGCACTCAGGGAGATGATACGAAGCGAGATGATGCCAGACCTCATCACACCAATCCTTGAAACGGGGCAGGGAAGCGTAGGCGGGTTATCCTCACTGTTCAGAAGCCCCCGTGTGTTAACTAAGAACGAGAAAGACATACTAGACAAATATAGACTATACAGCATAGAGGTAGGATAGACGTGGTTCTTGAGACAGTGGCTAAACAGATACGTGACATGCTTGAGAACAACTGGAGCATACTCAACCCCGCCCTAGGTGACGTATACTTCACCACAGGCTGGTATGAGAAAGACGAGATAAAGCATCAGGTTACAGTCAGCCACATGTACAGCCCTAATATAAGATGGTTCGGGGCAGGATACGATGCAAGCCTACATACACTCACAAACGAGATATACCAAGTGGATTGCTGGTACCGTGTAGACAGAGGCGAAGACCCCAGCCCAGACGGTGAACTCACCGTCTGGAATATGAAGGAGGAGGTTATACGGATTCTTAACACCCAGCGTAAAAACTTTGTTCCACCCGTTGGACTCGTCATACCTCTTGACAGGGGGATGCTTTTGAATGAGCGGGGTAGAAACCGTCAACCACGTATGCTACGGTGGAGTATACGTGTTCAGGCAAACTATAAGACATAAGGAGATAATAAAATTGAGTAAAGACATGGAGTACAGGAGATACAGTATAGATGAGCTTAAGATAGAGGATGAAGACCTTCAGATTTTGATGACGATGGGGGTTGTCCTCTCAGGGACTTGGCTTGATTTACTTAGCTTAAAGAATTATCTAAGAGACAGGGCGGAGTTCCGTTTAATATATAACACTATCAGTAACAACCATCTACGGGTAGTGAAGAAGGATGAATACGAGGAGTATTTAGAATGGAAGAACAGCAAGTAGAGAGAAGCCTAGATGAACGTAACGAGGAGACTCGTAACCGTTTAATGAAGCCAGTTGAAGAGGCTAAGAAAAGAGAATACATGGAATACGTTGAGTCACGTGACTTAGCTGACGCCTACGAGATGATTAACTACGCTAACCTGAAGAAGCGGTTAATCCTGTCAACTATAACGGATGACAACGGTAAACCATACTACGTTGAGTATTGCCCGCTACGTATAAAAGATAGAACAGAGATAGCGTCAATAAAACACGAAGACGAGGAAATACAGACCAACAACCGTAACCGACACGCAGTATACCTACTGTTAAACAGGGCGAACCCCGAGAAATGGAGCAAAGACACAGTGTATAACCTACCAGCGAGCTTCATAGACACCATACTGATAGAGTATGGACGCGAGGAGTCGGAACGTTTTTTAATGCCAGTCTTAAAACAAAGTCTCGATGGATACAGAACAATAGTTACGCAAAGACAGTCATCCTCATAGCGCAGCACTACGGGTACACTCTTGAAGAGATAGCGTGTTTAACGTTAGAGCAGGTTGACATGTTACTAGCTGGGTTGCTGTGGAGCGGTAAAATAGAGATACAAGGAGGTTAAGTTTCTGAGCGTCACAGGCGTTGAACAGGTTAACAACAAGTTAACCAAGATAATAAATCAAATAATACTAGAAACAGAAAAAGCAGCCGTATTGACACAGGATCAGGTTGTAAGAGAAGCGAAGAAACGCGCCCCAATAGGAACCCCTAAAACCACTGGAATACCAGACTACATTGTAGCACACTCCTATCAGAAGAGCATAAGACGTGAACCCCCGACAAAACAGCGGGCAGGCGCCAGAAGGCGTCATGGAGGTATCATTAATGTCACAGATAAAATATTTCAGAAACCAGATAAGAAAAGGCGTAAGGAGAGCACTTAAATGAGCACAGTAACAGCTGGCGAAATAGCGGTCAACGTAATAGTACGAACCGGTGAAATGGAGAAAGGGCTCAGCAAAGCCACCAGCACCATGAACATCTTCAAACGTAGCGCAAGCATCGCAGCCGGGGTGATGGCGCGTGACTTATTCTACGCTATAAGCGACACCACCCGTGAAGCCATCACGTTAGGTGCAAGCATGGAAACCCTTGAACGCAGCTTCAACGCACTCGCGGGGGTGGGAGACGAGTCAACCGTAAGCATAGAGGCGCTTGAGGAAGCCACCATGGGTATGATTAGCCGAGTAGATTTGCTTACACAGGCAAACAGAGCACTAGCACTCGGCTTACCGACGGAGGACTTGGATGAATTATTCGTCGGCGCTATTAAACTAGGGAAAGCCATGGGGTTAGACGCCACGACAGCGGTTGAGAAACTGACACTAGGGTTAGGGCGACAGAGTTACAGACTACTAGATGACCTAGGGATAATCATCCGCGCAGGGGACGCCAACGAGATATACGCGAAACGCATAGGTAAAACCGTTGACGAGTTAACAGCGTCAGAGCGTCAAACAGCGTTCCACACAGTCGCCATAGAGCGTCTTAACGAGAAAGTTGCGACACTAGGAGACAACATCGGCGACACGGATAAATCACTCTCACAATGGGACGCAACGATAAGAAACGTCACCGTAAGCATAGGGGAACTCATAACGCCACTAGGGACACTAGCGCCAATACTTAGCACACTTTCACCTGTAATCACAGGCGTAACAATGGCGGCGTTCAGCGACCTAGGTGCAGCAATCGGGGTAACACGGTTCGCTGTGAAGGGTCTTATATTCGACTTAATACATCTAGGAGACGTATTCGGCGTATCCGCGTACGTCATGGGCGGCGTAGCTGGGCTGCTGATAGCGACACTACCATACGCGATACGTGGATACATTAAACTAATAAAAGACCTCACAGCCAACAAACGGTTCGACACCCAGACCACAGAGGAACTAATAGAGGCAGAGCAAGCGTTCGCCGACGCCATGATAGAATCCACGCAGGCGGCGTCAGGCTATACACGCGCCTTAGAGCAGTATAACTCAGCGACGGAGAAGACACCTGATTTACTTGACGCGTGGATGGACGCTGAGAATAAGCTAGCTAAGGCTCAGGAGAAGGAAGCCGATGCGTTAGAGCGGCTGAATGAGGCTAAGGAGAATCAACGTAAGGTAGACGCTGAGTATACGCGGGTAGCTGGGAACCTCGTGAACCTGATTAAATACGTCACAGGCGAAGCACGTAGCTACGATGAGGTGTTAAAGGATACAACCTACCACGTGGAGGGAACAGCGGAGGCGTTAACGGAGCTAGAGAAGAACCTATCCATGACGCAGACAGCGTACAGCCGCGCTACGGCGAGGGTGAATAAGCTAACACAGGCGATGGAGAAGAACAACCGCACCCTAAGCAAGCAGAGCATAGAACAGATGAAGATACGTGACGCCATACAGGACAGAGAAGACGCTGCACAGGCGCAGATAGCTGGCGTTGACAACGAGATAAGCAAACTAGAGAAACTAGCGCAGACACAGGGATTCCTCACCTTCACCCAGAGGAAACAACTTGAAGCATACAGGGAGCAACGTAGAGAACTTGAAGACGCTGGGCAAGCCACACAGGAGGAAGATGCGCGGCTAAGAGAACTCGCTGACAAGGAAAGGGAGCTAGAGATAAGAAACGCTGAGCTTGCACTCAAACTAGAGAAAGCAACCGATAAACAGGATGAGAAAAACAGGAAAATGAGTGAAGCACAGGCGCTTGTCGATCAGTTAACCAGCCTTAACGAGAACCTGAACAACATCTACGTCTCCCAGCGGGACGCGGAGGATGATGTCAACGACGCCCAAGAGAACTATAATGAAGCAAAACGTGAAGCGAATACCTTAACCACTGAGGCTGAGGTAGCGGAGACAAAGTACAGGAACGCAGTGGAAGCCATAGAGGACGCGTATATACGTGCAGCTGAGAAACTTGGGTTATATAACGATAAAATAAAGGAAAGAATAACGTTACAGAAGAAGCTTGACGAGTTAAAGAAGACTGAGAAAGAGAAAACGGAGACACGTGAAGAAGCGTGGACACCTCCACAGTGGACACCGCCACAATGGGTTGAGCCTTTATCAGAAGACCCTTGGATGAATCAAGCTAAACCAGATACAAGAGGATGGAAAAACACTACACCTATTCAGCCAACCAATAGCGCTATGGAGAGAGGGTTCACGAATAACGTTAACGTCACCATAGAGAACATATACAGTGATAACGCGGATTTCCTAGCGGAGAACCTTAAACTAGAGCTTGAAAGAAGAGGGCTAAAGTAGTGGCAACCAAGTTAAACATAGACGGCGAGGAATGGGAGTATAAAAGCCTCACCATAAGTGAAGCGGTGTCAAAGATAGGCACATGGAACGCCACACTACCACGTGTGCGTGACATCACCGCCTTCGCGGGTATGACTGTAGAGAAGAACGATGTAACTATATTCGGTGGACGCATACAGGAGCCGACTCACA